GACAATCATGCGACGATGAATCCAGCCGCAAACACATTTTTTAACGGCACATTTTCGGATGGAAATTTACAGATTGTTCCTGGGAGCTTTACCTTTGCGACAAGCACAATTGGAATGACTTCTGGGAAGTATTATGCAGAAGTTGAATTTGAAGCGAACTCAGCCGCACAAATGCTTTGCGGGATTTCGCGAGTTAAGCCTGTTGCGAACGGCGATAATTTAGGAAGCAAAGACGGTCAAATTGGATACTACAACATCAACGGTAATAAGCTGGTCAATGGTGCAACAGCCGCTTCCTACGGTGCTACTTACACCGTGGGAGATATTATAGGAATTGCCGTCAACATGGACGATGGTGAAATTGAGTTTTTCAAGAATAACGCAAGTCAAGGAACGATTACTGGAGCGATTGACACCACTAAGACCTACTTCTTTGCATCAGGCGACTTTTCAAGCGCAAACAACAATACGATGATTTGGAACTACGGTGCGAATGCTTTCACCTACACACCGCCATCTGGCTTTGGAAAACTGTCAACAGCCAACCTTCCAAACCCTGCCATTGACCCAGCGCAGGGAGAGAACCCTACGGAGTATTGGGACGCCCAACTTCACACTGGAAACGGCGGCACACAAGCAATTTCGTCGTTTGCATTCCAGCCTAACTGGGTTTGGATCAAGAATAGAGACAACGCCGATGACCACTATATGTACGACTCAATCCGTGGCGCGACTAAAACTTTACACTCAAACAAAACGGACGCAGAGTTTACCTCACCCAACGCCCTACAATCATTCGATTCAGATGGTTTCACAACAGGAGGCGATGGTGGAACCAACAGAAGCAGTCAAGGCTATGTTGCTTGGGCGTGGAAAGCGGAAACATCCCAAAGTTTTTCTGGCGAATCAGGGACATCAGACTCAACGGTATCAAGCAGTAGTGAGGCAGGATTTTCCATAGTCAAATATACGGGCGGCAGTACTGAGCGAGTCAAACACGGATTGGGAGCGGCTCCAGAGTGGATATTGGTCAAAGATTTAGATTCTGCATCAAACTGGGCGGTCTACCATTCAGGGCTGACTACCAATAATTTCCTTGAACTCAACGGTACAGGCGCACAATCATCAGGATCCAATCCAAGGTTTTTATCTTCTACCTATGGCACATCCGTTCCTACTTCAACTTACTTTTTTGTTAGAAATTATAGTGGATCAACTACGAATAACACAGGTAATGAATACATCGCGTACTGCTTTGCACCAAAAGAAGGTTATTCTAAGTTTGGAACCTACGAAGGAACAAATGCGGCGGGCGGGCCGTTCGTATATCTTGGGTTTAGACCAGCACTCGTCATTCTAAAACTTGCGGATTCCAGTTCAAATGGGTTTTTTATGTTTGATAACAAGAGAAATACTCATAATGAGGTTGATAACTATTTACTGGCAAATGATTCTGGAGCAGAAATAAATCAAGCCGCAAGAGCCGTGGACTTTTTGTCTAACGGTTTTAAATTACGAACAGATGCGGAGTTTGATCCTAACGGTTCAGGCACATATGTGTATATGGCATTTGCGGATCAACCCTTCAAATTCAGTAATGCGAGGTAAAAAATTATGTGGAAATCAGGCGATACAGTCATCCGCGAAGGCAAGTCGTGGAAAGACTCAAGCGGAGTTACTCATCCGCAAACGTGGGCGCGATGGACTGACGAAGAAAAGAAGGCGGCGGGACTGACCTTTGTTGCTGATCCAAAGACTTGGGACAATCGGTTCTACTCAGGGTGGGATGCACAAGAGAAGAATCTTATAGAACGATCTATCGATGACAAAGAGTCTCTCGATGATGATGGCAATAAAATCAAAGACGAAAACGGAAACGTCATGATTAAAGAGGGACTGAAGACTGTCGCAATCAGAAACTGCAAAGAAACAGCGAGAGGAAAACTATCGCAATCTGACTGGATGGTCATACGTCAAGCGGATGAAGGAAGCTCGATACCAAGTACCGTTGGAGATTACCGAAAGGCTGTCCGCGATAAATGCAAAGCTATCGAAGATGCGATAACAGCGTGTGATACGTTGGCAAAGTTCATGGCCTTGTACGATGTTCCTGTAGATAAAGATGGTAATCCGACAGGTAATGCACCTATCTATGATTGGCCCGAGGAGATTTAAATGGACAATCGAACCGTCGCTTCAGCACATTCGCGGATTGATAAAGTTCAGTCAAACCTAGCTACGCACGAGGCAGTTTGCGCAGAACGGTGGGCAGAAATGCTACACCGTGTAAAGCGGATCGAAATGATTATGATTTCTACCGCTGGAGCATCCTTGCTTCTACTTATATCCCTTGTCGTAAGATCGTGATCTTTGAAGCTATTGCAGTAGTTCAAACAGCGAATACCGCCATTGGCGCGGTCAAAGAGCTACTAAAAAATGGCAAAGATATAACTGATTGTGCCGAGCAACTCGGTAAATACTTTGACGCAAAAGCAGAGATACAGAAAAAATCAGGCAGTTCGCAGTCAACAGGTTCAGATTTAGAAAACTTCCTTCACCTTGAAAAGTTAAGGCAACGAGAAGAAGAGTTAAAAACCATGCTCATCTATCAGGGTAGAGCAAACCTTTATCAAGATTTTTTGAGGTATGCGGCAGAAGCAAAACGCAATCGCGATGAGGCTTTGGAGGCACAAAAGAAAGCTAAGATCGCAAAGCGTAAGAGAAACTTGGCTATCCTACGCTCTATGGTCATTATATTTATATGTTTGTTGGGATTGGCTAGTATCGGTGGCTTTGTATATTGGCTCGCTAATATGAGGCCAGCATGAGTGATTTGAAAAAGTATGACACGAACAAGAATGGCACTCTCGATCCGAATGAGTTATTGGTTATTGAGATTGAGGATCGCCGCCGTCAAATGCTGGATAACGACAAGCAAAGAGATTCAGTGCGGGCGATGGCGTGGTATGCGCTTGCTGGCTTACTCTGCTATCCCGCTGGTATTTTCCTATGTAGTTTGTTCGGACTTGATAAAGCGGCTACGCTTATCGCTGATATCGCTGGGACGTACTTCATAGCTGTATCGGCACTTGTCGCATCATTTTTCGGAGCCAGTGCCTATCAAGCAAAGAAGCAAGACAAAAGTGACAAATGATTTATGTGTTTGCCTTGATCGTGATGACAGCAGACGGAACGGTCATACCGGACAAGAAGGCATATTTTTACTCGATTAACAGATGTAATTACTTTGCAGATCGGGTCAGCCGTACACGATACAATTATTGGACGAAACGTAAAGTACAGGCTTATTGCATACCGGAATGGGTCAATCCAAGAAACACTAAAATACTGAGGTGATTATGATTCTAGGTGCGTTAGGAAAGATATTAGGCAGTGAGACAGTTATTAAGAAAGGCATGGATTTGATTGATGATATGCACACTTCCGAAACTGAATCCATAGAGGCAAAGACACAAGCGAAAGTAGCCTTGATGAACTCATATGCTCCCTTTAAGGTAGCCCAGCGGTATCTTGCCTTAATGTTTGGCCTCACTTATGTATCGTGTTTTATCTTAGTTCTTGTGATGACACTGACCGGAAAGGGCGATCCATCTGCTGTTTCTGAGGTGATGGAGCAGTTTCAAATCAACTACGTCATGCTTCTGATTGCAGGGTTCTACTTTTCAGGGGGCGCGATAGAGTCCTTCCAACGGAAGAAAAAAGATGTTTGAACTTAGTCAACGGTCGCTTGATCGACTACAAGGTGTGGATGAGCGGCTAGTAAAAATAGTTTCCAGAGCCATTCAAATCACTGATACAGATTTTGGTGTGATTCAAGGCTTGAGAACTGAAGAAGAACAAAAAGCCTTGGTGGAAAAGGGTGCTAGCAAGACGATGAAGTCCAAGCATTTAGACGGCTTGGCAGTCGATCTCATGGCGTATATCGGCGGTCGAGGATCATGGGAACTTAATGTTTATGACAACATTGCAGAAGCTATGCAACAAGCCGCTACGGAAGAAGGCATAGACATTCGCTGGGGAGCCGCATGGCACATTTCTGATCTGCGTGGCTGGACGGGGACAATGGAAGCCGCTATGAACGATTACATCGACACCAGACGCAGTGAGGGACGGAGACCTTTTATAGACGCACCTCACTTTGAATTAATGACATAAATAATCAAAAAACGCTTTTTTTATTAGCCAAATTGATGTTTAATAATCCTGTTATGTAACAGGAGAAACAAACATGACTAATCAAAAATCAAGCGAATGCCCAAAAGTAATTGCTAATGCGCTGTTTCAAATACAGGAACAAGTTAGCACGTTAGGCTATGACTCTGATAACAATTTTGCCAACTACAGATATGTATCGATCGATAAGTATTACGAAACAATACGCCCGCTGATGAATGACGCAGGGATTCTGATTATCCCTGATGAACTGGAAAGCAGTATTAGTGATGATCGAAAACTATATCGTGCGGTTTATCAGTTCACAATCGTTCATAAAGATGGGGCTGTTTGGAACTTTCCTATCCGTAGATCAATCACTCTTCAATTTGTCGGAGCGCAATCATCAGGAATCGCTCTGTCGTATCTTGAAAAGATTGCGATGCGCACAATCTTCAAAATCAATTCTGGTGAGCGCGATGACGCAGATATGTTAGAGCAACAAGATTTTAGCCCATTAGATGATGAGCAAAAAGACAACATCAATCAGTTATTGAAAGAAACAAACGCTAATGTCGATGCGTTTCTCAAGCACTATGAAATCGAAAGTGTGCAAGAAATGTCGCAAGCCGTTTACGATCAAGCGTTAAAAATGTTGCAGACAAAAAAACAACGGCAAAATAACAAGCCTGAAGCACCATCAGAAGATGTGGTAGACGCTATCACGCATGAAGATGAGCCTGACATTCATGAGGAAGAGGCTAAAAACCATGAGAATCATTGAGCATGAGCAAAGAAGTCCTGAGTGGCATCAAGCTCGTCTTGGCTGTCCCACTGCTTCCAATTTTGGCAAGTTGATCAGTCCTACAGGTACAAAAAGTACTCAAGCCAAGTCGTACATCAATGAGTTGATCGCTCAAAAACTTACTGGTGAAAGTCTTGACGTAACGGTTACGGAGTGGATGGAGCGTGGCACAGAGCTTGAGGCAAAGGCTCGATCTCTCTATCAGTTCATGACCGACTGCACCGTCATTGAGGTCGGTCTGTGCAAACATGACACGCTGGAATGCGGGGCATCGCCAGACGGATTGATAAGCAATGATGGTGGACTGGAGATTAAAGTATTTAAACGAGCTAATCATGTAGATGTCTTACGGTCGCAAGAAATGCCGACTTTACACATCCCACAAGTGCAAGGATGTATGTGGATCACAGATCGAGAGTGGTGGGATTTTGTGTCGTACCACGAAACAATGCCGATATTTGTCACTCGCATCAGACGAGACGATGAGTATATCAAGAAGCTTGCGGCTGAAGTTGAGAAGGCTTGCGAGGAAATTATGAAAGAAACACAACGATTGGAGAATATGAAATGAGTCAATTTCCAAAAGATGATGGTTTGGGTAAATTTTTCCCAAACACTAGCAAGACAGGTCAACAACCTGATTTTACAGGTTTCCTTGAGATTGATGGTCAGTTGAAGAAAGTCAGTGTCTGGAAGAATAGCAACTATTCAAGCATGAAAACTAGACCAATGACTCCTGATGAAGAGAAGAAACATCGCGAGGATCAGGCAAGGTTTGAAGCTAAAAGATCGGCACAATCTCAGCAATCAAAACCTTTAACTCCGCCAAGTCAGGGCAATCCGGTGGATTTAGATAAAGAAATCCCGTTTTGATAAAAAAATGCCGCTAGTGAATAAATCAAGCTAGCGGCAGTCATTCATAGGGAGTCAAATGAGATTTGAGCATATCATGAGGAAAACAGAATGAAACAGTACAATGTAGGAAAAAGTTTACGCATCGCGCAAGAACTCAACGAGGTCAGTAGTCGTCAATTAGCCAACGATTTAGCTGTAGTACCACAACAGGTACATCGATGGAGACACATGACCGACATGAAAATCAGCAAGATTCAGATATTTTGCAATTATTTTGACATGGAAATCTGCAAGTTCTTGGAGCTAGGGTCGTGATCGATGAAAAAGAAGTTGAGGCGGCAGTCGATTGGCTACGAGATACAGCCAATGAAGCCGCACAAAAAAGAGCCGAACGTCTTTATCTAGACGAGTACCGCAAGGTCTTACGAGCCAAACTCATGAAACAGCACATGGATTTACCTGTGTCAGCGCAAGAGCGTGAGGCTTTGGCTGACCCAAAATATGAGGAACATCTGCAAGCTCTAAAGACAGCGATTGATGAAGACGAGAAAATGCGTTTTTTGCGAGTTGCGGCAGAAGCCAAAATTGAGGCTTGGCGATCAATGAATGCGAATCATCGAGCGATTAAGGTATGAGATCAAAAATCCGTCGATGCGCTTACTGCAAGACCAAGTGCGATAGCGAAAGCACGATTCAATCTCAATTACGCTCTTTCTGTTCGTACAAGTGCCTACAAGCGTTTACCCAAGCCAAGATACTCAAAGATCGTAAAAAAGCCGTCAGGGACGTTAAGATGCGTCACAAGACACGTTCTGATCACATCCGTGAGGCACAACGAGCATTCAACGCTTACATTCGATTCAGAGACAGAAATAAACCATGCATCTCATGCGGTCGCTGGACGGGAGAAGGGTCTTTCGGCGGGAACTGGGATTGTGGTCACTACCGATCTACAGGATCGGCTCCGCATCTGAGATTTCATCAATGGAATGCTCATAAACAGTGCGTGAAATGTAATCGATACAAATCGGGAAATTCTGCTGATTATCGGGTTGCTTTGGTTTGGAAAATTGGGCAACCGAAGGTAGATTTTATTGAGTCATGTCAAGAATTCACTGAGATCACAGCCGAATACGCACAGCGAGTCGGTAAGATATTCCGCAAGAAAAAACGCATAAAAGAAAAGATTATCAACAAAAAACAAAAATAAATCATCAAAAGTGTTGACATCTTCATCTACATCAACGACAATATCTTTGTCGAGTTAACACACAGGGGGATAGCAATGGAAACAATTACAATCGATACAACACCAAGTTGGCAAACGCTCGTATCAATGGGTCTCAAAACGATGGAAGATCCTGATGCAGATCGAGAATTAGTAGAAGCATTTAAATCCGAGCTTATGAGGCTCGCAAAGATGGTTGACGATCAAAACGAACAGGCCAGAAAAAACACTTGGAC